TGGAACAGTTCTATTTGAAAAATTTGATCCTTGGTCCTTGTATTTTGAAAATGCAAGAGTAGCCAACAGGATTACTAACTTCATGAACTTACGGTGTAAGCTATGTGTCAAAATTATCATTAATGGAAATGGATTTCACTATGGGCGAGCAATTGCTTCCTATATTCCACTACCATCACGTGATCAAATGACTGTTGACAGAGCTTTTTTCTCTCAGGATATTGTGGGCGCTTCGCAGCGACCGCATATCTATTTGGATCCAACAACATCCCAGGGTGGATCCATGTGCCTTCCCTTCTTTTGGCCTTATGATTACTTAGCCATACCATCTAATGAATGGCGACAAATGGGTGAGATTATTGTTCACACTTTAGCACCATTGAAACATGCTAACGGAGCTTCTGACAGAGTTACCGTAAGTGTATTTGCATGGGCTGAAGAAGTGACGTTGTCTATCCCCACGTCTAGTGAGATGATTGGTCTTGGACCTCAAATGGGTCATGAAGATGAATATGGGAAGGGCGCTATTTCGAAGCCAGCATCTAATGTGGCTCGAATAGCAGGCAAACTGAAAGATGTTCCAGTATTGGGACCGTATGCTAAAGCCACTGAAATGGCTGCATCTGCGGTTTCGATGATAGCAACATTATTCGGAATGTCACGACCAGTGTCAGTATCTGAGATACAGTCATTTAAGCCGACTTTCGCCGGCAACATGACAAATTCTAACGTTATTGATACGAGTCAAAAACTGTCTTTGGATATTAAACAAGAGTTATGCATTGATCCCCGTACGGTCGGTTTGGGATCAACAGATGAAATGACTATTGCATCCATTGCTACCAGGGAATCATATCTCACTCAATTTCCTTGGCCTGTTGGCACGGCGCCTGAATCACAGTTGTTTACAATTGGAGTTAATCCATGTGTATGGGCTGCCAACAACATTACGACACCACCTGAAATGCATATGACTGCATCATGCTTCGCTGCTGTCCCTTTTAAACATTGGAGGGGTAGTATGAAGTATAGATTTCAGATTGTGTCATCAAACTATCATAAAGGCCGTATTAAGATAGTTTGGGATCCATTCAGACAAGCTACCAATGAGTATAACACAAACTACACCCGTATAATTGATATTGCAGAATCGAAAGATTTTACAGTTGAAATTGGGTGGGGTGTTAACAGACCTTATTTGGCTGTGGGAGCACCTGGAGACGCATCCGTGACTGGAGTCACTAGAAACGTCTTTGGTGTTCCTTACAATAATGGTACGCTAAATAACTTCTCATTTGATTATTACAACGGACATCTAGCCGTATATGTGGTCAATGAGTTGACGGTTCCGAATTCGACAATTAATAATGATATCTCTATCAATGTTTTTGTCGCTGCTGGTGATGACATTCAGTTTAGAAATCCGAATGACATCTTGGAACTGTATACAATTGCTCCTGAACCTCAAATGGGATTAGAACCCCAGATGGGAGAGGAGATGACAGTACCGGATGCGGACACTACTGATGAACCATCCAAACCGATGGATCAAGCTGTAACACAAACGATGGGACAAACTTTATCATTGACTGATGCACACGATCATGTTTTCTTCGGAGAATCTATCGTGTCGTTTCGAAGTCTATTGAAAAGATACAACCATCATTCAATAATTGTTTGGTTTGGTACAGCCGGAGAACGCTTGAACAGAATTTTCATGTCGGCATTCCCACTTTATAGTGGGTATGTACAAGGAGCTGTTTATACAAAAGCTGGTAAAGATTACAACTATACCAAAACAACATTATTGAATTACCTCACTCCAGCCTATGGCGGCTGGAGGGGTGGTATTCGCTGGAAAGCGGGATTGGAGGCAGCAGTCGATCCCCGAAATAGGACTACTTTTTTAGAAGCCGAAAGAACTCCAGCATCCACCGGAAGTTATAACAAGACTTCCATAGCCCTTCCTACTACTACAGAGGAAGACTTCCTAGCAACTTATTCCAACCTAGCAACCACTGGGGTTTCTGGACTAGTTGTGACATCCACCGCCAACAATCCCTTTCTTGAATTTGAAATGCCATATCAGAAAGGTGTGCGGTTCACCCCTGCAAAAACAGTTAACTATACTGTTGCAGGTGGTGAAGAGATGCCTGATTTCATGCGCATGCAGTATATGACAAATACTAACAGCACTGATAATCAGATACTAAGATTGTATACATCGGTAGGAGAAGATTTTTCTTTATTCTTCTACTTAGGGCCCCCACGTTATTACGTGGGAGTAGCCCTGCCCTAAATCCATACGGG